CTAATACTGTTTTTGTTAAAACTTAACGACTTTATAATTTTCCTAACCTTTTCTACTTCATCCAAGAACGAAGGGTCCCCTTTAGCCAATTCATTTAAAGATTCTTTTCCCAATTGAGACTCTAAATCTTTAATTATCTTGTCGGCATTCTCTTTAGCTTTATCAAACTCATCAGTGTGGTCACTAAGTGCTTTGTCAACTATATCTTCAAGCTTGTCATCTCTTCTAACATCGTTAGATGAACTTCCTTTGCTTGCTCCTTCAGATTTAGAATTGTTAGGGTCACCTTGACCTTCTCCTTCTCCTTCTCCTTGTCCCTCTCCTTGGCCTTCGCCATCAGGATTACCATCACTTGGATCTCCTGGTTGACTTTTACCTCCTAGTTCACTTTCTAAACCAGTTCTATCATCACCTGCTTGCTCTTGCTCATTCTTGACTTTATCATCAATCTTTTGCAGAACTAAAGCCAACTCTCTAGTAAGTATATTAGTAAACAATGGTGAATCCACTGTCACTACCTTGGTTAGGTAATCATATACTTTATCAAGTATCTTGTGTCTGATTGAGTTTTTACCATCATCAGGTCTTCTCTTAACTTCTCCGTTTACATAAATGCTGTAAACATCGTTAATTAATTCTTGACTTAATGTGCAGGGCTCCCCTGTCTTCTCCTCTACGTATTGTTTAATCCTGTCAAGTCTCATAGATTCGTATGGAGTTACACCTGGCATAACCACGTGCTTGTCTTTTCTAAAACCAAATATTCCTGGCGTAGAATTCCTGTACTGTCCGTATGGATCATAGGATGGAGTTTTAAAACCCCACCCTGTATTTGATCCTTCTTTCCTGTTAAACAATTCCATTAAGAAAGTGCGTCTTCGTTAACAACATCTTCTTTAAGGAACTCTAACTTCTCTTCTTCCTCTTCCATACGTAATTTCATCTGCTCTTTGTCAGAATCTGTCAATAAAAATAATCCTTCTGCCTTAGTGTATGCTTTCTCGAATTTGTCGTAAGCATCATTGTAGTCAGATGGTGATACACACATACCAACTGTGTCAATCGCATCATATACATCTCTAACTGGTGCAGGCACAAGATTCTTAGCAAGGTTTTTAGCAGCAGTTTTACCAACTAGTAATTCTGCAGTCTTAACCATACCTCTACTCTCGTCATATCCCCATACGCACATAACATTCTTAATAAGAACAGGTAAAAATGATAACGCACGGTCTGATAAATCAGAGTGAGTTGCATCTAGAACTGTTTTTAGTTTATTAGGGTCAAGTGTTATCGCATCGATATCAGCTTGCTCCGGAATAGAAATGTTATGGTTCTGTCTGAAAGTTTTACCACCCTTGTTGTAATACTTCATCATATCCGCAGGACTTAATCTCTTTACATCGTGTGTAATTAAGAATCTATCCCAGAATGGAGAATCAGTTTCATCATCAGGAATTTCATTACAGGTAGCAATAAAGTTAGTCCACTTACATGGTAACTTCTCTTTCCCGTTAAACAAAACTCTCTCGTTCATAACACCTAGCAAACTATTTCTTAGTGATGCTGATGCTTTGTCAATCTCGTTTACTACAACTACCTTAGCTCTTGTAACCGGTGAATCTACTTTGTATACATTCTCCGTAGTCAATGCCTGTAGGTCTACATTACCTTTAATAGCATTACTCTTTGTACCTTCGTCTGTTTCTAAAAGAAACAAATCTTCTCCTTTAAGTTTACCTAAAGATGCTTTTGCAAAATCAATTACAGCAGCAGTCTTGGCCACACCTGGAGGTCCTATCAATAATATTGGCGTTTGAATCGCCTCTCCTAGAGCCATTACTTTGAATGTTTCTAGTTTTTTCATTAAGTTTGTGTTAATTTTTCTTGTAATCATGTGATTTTTATTTAATTGTTAATTGTTGAATTAATTGTTTTAATTGTTCTTTGCCAAATTTTTCTATATAGTCAGATGGATCTTTCACTTGAGCTTCGTCTGGAATCTCTATTTGTGTAAAATCTGTCTGGGATGCTAGCTTAGCTCCAGCTATCCTTCCTCTATTCTTATCGCTATTGAAGTCGTTATCATACATTACATAAACTTTCTTAAATCTATTTCTAATATCGTTAACTACATTTTCTTTAGGATTAACTCCTTCGCTCTGTAATGAGCATGATGTAATTACGTTAGTAGGAAATAAACTCTTAATGACTAGTGCATCTTTACGACTACTAGTTATTATTAAAGTATCTCCGCTTGCAGGAAGCTGTGTCCACAACTCCCACGTAGAATAATCGTTATTATTAATCCACTTATTCTCTGCGTCATAAGGACGATAGATCTTAAATGTCTGAATATTATCTTTTTGTTCTACAAATGCATAAGCATGGTCATTGGTTTTAGTACAGTATCCATTAATAAAGAAATGCGATATTGGGTATATGTTACAATACTCCAGTTGTTCTTTTGTCAATCCATATTTTCCATTCCAATATTCTCTATCCTTTACAGACCAGTTTCTTGTTGTAACACTTATTCTAAGTCTGCCCTTGTTAAGGGTCTTGCTTTTAGATTTAGTATATGTCAAATTTACTGGACGGGAATGAATAGAATTAGGAATCTCAAACTGTGTAAGATGAAAGTCAGCGGCAACCTTATTGATTGATTCAACTTTGCTCTTTAAATTAAAAAGTCTCATAACAAATACAAAGCAGTTGCCTACTTCTCCTGTTGCAAAATCTTTGTATAATACACAATTGTGTTCCCTACTATGAAACAGACTGAATGATGGCGACACATCCTCACGAAGAGGACTACTTATCGGCTTAGTTGGCGTAACACCTCCTAAATAATAAGTAAATATATCTACTTCGCTCAAACACGATAGTATCGCATCTGATGTAGGCAGATCTTTGTAACTTCTACTTTTACCAAAACTCATGTTGTTTGTTTTTAAAGGTTAAAAAACCCCCACATTACTGTGAGGGTCTATTAAATTAATTAAGCTATATCTTATAGCCAGTCATCATCAGACATAGTTACTGCGTCAGTTGCTGGTTCTGCCGTAGCAAAAGCATCAAACTGATTAGTATTGTCTGCAGAAATAGCCGTAGGACTAATTTGGTGCTCACGGATACTTAAGTCTAAAGGACCAAAGTCTACGTTACCAAATGCACCTGCGTCTTGTGCTGATTTCAAGTCTTTAAGGATGTATTTGAACTTATCAGCTCTAGTACCTCCTATTACATACTGACGTAATGTATGACGGTTAAATGCAGTCTGAACTAGTTTACCATCTCCTTTGGTTTTAACACCTAATAAGATACCAATCTTGTTGTTCGTACTGTCAATTAGACCTTTCAATAAAGAAATATCACCTGTAAAGATTTTAGCCCACTCTTCTTTGTCGATACGTGCATAGCATTCTGAAACATCAGCTACTTTACTTGTATCCCAAGGTAGGTTTAATAAATTTACTAGAAAATTAATTAACTCAACTTCTCCACGTTTAGCAACTTTTACGCCATCAGCGTTGTACCATTGCATGTTGTCAGGAAGTGTTTTAGTCTTAATAGCTTCTTCAGTCAGCCAAGTGTCTTTACCAAGTGAATTAATCACTTTGTATTTTCCACTTTGAGACTTGTGATGCGTATCTGCAACATAAAACTGAACTTTCTCAGTTAAGTTTTCATCTTCATTATGTAAGTAAAAATCTAGTCTAATTTGACGAGCTTCTCTTTCTCCATCAGAGTCAGTTACTGTTGTTGTTCCCGTATACTCAGGATCAAAATTTAACTCACGTCCATAAATAGCTTCTAGCTCTTCTTTTGTAGGGTTAATCCCTACTACTTTGAAATTTGCGGCTCCTGTGTGTAATTTTTTTACTGAACCACCTGCACTTTGTTCTTTTCCGAATGCACTCATAATATATATTCTTGTTTTAAATGTGGGAGTCTTTTAAGGCGACTCCCTTTACCTTTACTTATTTAGATAATTAGTCCCACTCTGAGTCTGACTCTTCTTCTTGGTAGTCTGCTTCAGCATCTGTTTGATTCTCTGTTGCAAACATAAGGTCTCTACCTGAAGTTTCTTCTACTTGAATCTCTACAACTTCCTCTTCTACAACTTCAATTGTATCAACTTCTTTGTCAGGGTATTCAGTAACTTCATTCTCTTCGTTAAGAATATTATCTGCAGCTTCTTGCTTAGCAATCTCTGTTGTAACAGAATCTTGTACGTCAGCCATAGTATGTGAGCCCTGGTTAGTTTCAATAACTGGCTCCTGTCCTACAGGTATTAAAGCATGAGCTTCAATCTGAGATTCAGGAAATGCAGTTAAATAAAATTCTGCGTTGCCATTATCACTTAAACCTAAGAATGAAAATACTTCTCTAGTGAAGAAAGATGAGGTAATTGCTTTACTTTTCTCTTTCGTGTCTTCTCCATTTGCTACTTTATTCTTAGATGTTTTGTAAGAAACTATGTTTGCTTGGTCAGCTTCAGGTACTAAACTCTTGTTAGCAACTAACACTTGACGTGCTACTCCCTCAACTGATGCAAATACTAATTCTTGAACGTCTCCGTTCTCTAATCCAAGCTTTTGTGCAGCTTTAGTGTTAAATAATAACCTACGAGACTTACCTGACCCTTTGTTACCTTCTATTGTTACTACAGCTCTGTCCGGATACTTATCTCCTGCAGATACTGCTGCTAATTGTTGTCCTAATCTCTTAGAACCGAAAATTATTGTGTTCATTTTTGTGTGTATTTAAAATTTAATGTTAAAATAGGGGGAATTTCACCCCCCTGTATTTATTTATTCTCCTTCCTCGAACTTACGAATAGACTCAAGAACTACTGCCATGTCATTTGGTATAATGTTACCAGTAAACATATCTGCAGGACTCTTTGCCATATTAGTAGTATTGTTTTGGGTCATGAAACCATAATTGATATCTTCACCTTTCTTCTCCACTACAGTTTCTAGTATGATACTAAACATACCTGCTGGTTTAACAACGTCCTGAACTAGTTTACCACCTGGCACACCAAATACAGTACGATCAACACCATTGAAACTCTTAACTTCTGTATGAGCCATAACTATTACGTTAAGCTCTTCTCTAAGTGTGTCAATAGATTTCAATGTTTTGTATACATTGTCACCCATCTCCGTAAACTTAGCAAAACCTACCGTCTTAGCTTTGTCCATAAACTCGCCAATCATAGCATAAGTAATAGTGTCTATTACAATTGTTTTGATGTCAGGTCTATTCTTACTTACAAAAGCCATAGCAGCTCTAATCTTCTCCCAGTTTGTAGTCTTTAAATAGTTACAAGTGTTAGGATTAAATTTACCTGTTTCGTCTGCCATAAGGTAGTTCTTCTTCCACCCTCTAAATGGTGGTGCTTTCTCGTCAGGACATATAATAAATGTCTCTTTCGGATCAAGTGTTGCTAGGGAATAGGTCTTACCTGTTCCGCTATATCCTGTTACTAAAATTTTGTTTGCCATAATTATTCTTCTTCTTCTGTTAATTGTTGTCCTGCCTGGTCCATTATTTCTGCCACTATATCTTTAGCAACAACAAAAGATAATTCTCTTGCTGTTAGTCCTTCATATAATGCCTGCGTTAATGTAACCACAGGATTCTTACTTACAACGTCAATCTCAACACCTTCAAATACTTTCTCGTATTTTTCTTTGAAACCTTGTTGTTCTAATCCGCAAGCTACGAAATCATCATCGAAATTTTGATCGTCAAATCCTCCGTCTTGCACTTCTTTTCTTTGAAAAAAGTCTTTACTCATTGTTTATTATTTATTATTAGTTATACAAATATACAAAATATAATCGACATATCCTGAGATAGTTATAAGATTCTTTCCACAATATTTAGTGATTTTACCTTGTCAATTAAGTCTTGTATTGTTCCATCATTTTCTATTACATAGTCAAATCCATCATAATCATCTAAAGCTGTTTCTGATAAATGTTCATTTTTCCTAATAACCAATCCGTTATCTAGATATTGAGGCCTGTTTATTCTTATAAGAATACCACCTTTATCTTTAACAGCTTTAGCTTCATTAGGAAATCTAACATCTGTTATTATCCAGTTAGGAAAAACATTTTCTCTTACTTCTCTTCCAATCCCATGTGCAAAAAAGGTTTTT